TATCATCTCCTGTTGTATTTCCAGATAATGCTAATGTACCTACAGCAGTATTATCTGCACCTGTCGTATTAACTGATAAAGCACCACAACCAAATGCAGAATTGTTTGCACCTGAAGTATTATTTTTTAATGCGTCTTTACCTACAGCAGTATTACAAGCACCTGTCGTATTAGCATTTAAAGAACAAAAACCTACTGCTGTGTTGTCGGAAGTTGTATTAGAATATAAAGACCGATAACCAACTGCTACGTTTCTATTAGTAGTAGTATTAGAATATAATGATTCATAACCAATACTAGTATTACAACGACCTGATGTGTTTAAAACTAAAGATTGATAACCTACAGCTATATTGTTGCTACCTGTTGTATTACTTCCTAAAGCAGAAGAACCAATAGCCTCATTTCTTATTCCTTCAGTAATAGCAAGTAAAGCACCATTACCAAAAGCATCATTACTACTACCTGTTGTAATATTTGACAAAGCATTATTACCTAGAGCAACATTATTTGTTCCTACAGGATAATTACCATCTAGTTTGATTGTGCCACCATCTACATCTAGGTTTCCATTAATATCTACTTTTCCTGTTCCATTTGGTGCAATAACAATATCGCCATTTGATACTGATACAATTTGATTTCCATTGACATCTAGATTGCCCCCCAACTGTGGCGTCAAATCCGTCACGACATCTAAAGCTGAATCTGTAAAATTAACTGTGTTTGCAGAAGTATCTATTGTTGCAAAAGCTATATCATCTGAACCATCATGTATGTATAAAGTCCAAGTTGTTGATGATGGAGTGTTTGTATCTAACCAGAATTGACCAGCATATTGAGTAGTAGGTGCTGTTGTTCCTGAGTTGTTAGTTGCTAAAGCTTGTAGAACATTGTTAATATCTGCTCTAGTATTTGGAAAAGTTTGGTTTGAAATTATATAATCGTGCTGTGCCATAAAATTAATCTTATATCATTTTTATTGTTTTTGTCCAATTCCGATTGCCTGATAATCGAAAGTTCTATCAACAGTACTACCAGAACTGTTAAAAAATTCAACCACGAAAGATGCAGTTCCTTTAGATGAAATTGTAAAGAAATCTCCCGTTGCCATGTTCTGACCTATGACAGTTAGTGATGGAGTTTGATAATACTCTGAACCAAAAGTAATAGTTTTTCCAGCAGTATCAGTTCCACTAGATACATTAGAGCCTTTTTCAATTCTAGTAGGTAAAGATAATTTAAGTGCTAGTTGTGAAACTTGTGGGCTTTCTTGAGAATTACTTGAAGTCATTTTTAATCTAAATTTAACTGCTCTTGCAACATAATCTCCAGCTTTAAAATCTTGATATGAAGTATAAGTAGAAGCATCTTGAGAAGTAGATATTTGTAAAATTGCATTTGTATCAATAGAAGCATTTTCCCCACCATCAAATAATCCCTCTCTACTGTCAAAAAAACCAGAAGCAGAATCAAAGTTGTCAATAAAATTAATATTATTAACAATCAAAGAATCTATAAGAACATTAAATTTTAAAACAGAATTAAAATCAAAATTATTAGTGAAATCATAAGTTCCTGATGAAACTATTGTACCATTACCACCATCAAAGAAACCTAAAGCATCATCAAAATTTCCACTAATGCTATCAAATAGTGCTGTATCTAATTGTAATGTACTATCAATAGCACTTACATTTGATTTAGTTCCTGAAAATGTAGGGTGTTCTGTTAATGTTTGTACTGTTTCAATTCGTTCTCCTAATACTTGAGTTGCTATAGATTGACTTGCATAATTAGTTGATCTAAAACCAAATTTATCTACTGCTTTTATAAAAAATTTACCTTTAGCAACATAAGGTGTTACAACACTTGTTGCTGGTCGTCCTATTCTTGGAACTAAGACAACTGTATTTGCATAAGCTGTTTCGGTAGTATCTGAAGTATATCGTATTTCGTAAAAATCCAAATCTAAATCTGGTACAGCATCAAATGTATGGTGTAATTTATCTCCAACTACATCTATAGAATAGTTTTGAACATCTTGTGGTGGCTCAAATGCTGAATCGACTTCATGCTGGATAGTAGTAAATGCTGATGTAACCCCTAAAGAGTTGATGGCTCTACATCTTATATCAAATACTACACCCTCTTTTACAGGATATTTTTCAACAATTTTATTTGAACCTCTACGCAATAATCTATAACTTGTTGCAGAAGATTCTTTATATTGAACTTCAAAATCATTAACAAATTTATCTGTGCTTGTAATAGTTACAACTAATTTAGAAACTACTGAACCATCAAATAGTTCTAATAATTCATCTGTTGCAGAAATAGAGGGTGCTTCAACAGAAAAAGGATTTGGTAAGTTAGTTGTTGGAATTGCTGTGGCTTGTGTTTTAGAAGCCCATGTATAGTGAGTGGCTTGATATTCAACAAGTGATAATCCAACTGTTAAATCTGTATTAAAAGTAATTCCTAAAACTCTAAATGGTTTTGCAGAAAATCCTAATGAACTATGTGTGATATTAACTATATCTCCTATGGCCAAATCATAACCATTGAAATCAACATTAATACCTAATGATAATGCTTCTCTACTTCTTCTAAGTATTACCTCTGCCATTTCTTCTGCTTGATATTGTGAAGTTAATGTTGTGAAGTTAAATCTACCCTCTAATAAAAATCCACCATCTACTGTTTTCATATTTTCATGTTTGTCAGCATCTGCTAATCCTGATTCATCTAAAGGTGGAAACTGTACTTCATCAACTTGGAAATTACGATCTGGGTTCACAAATCCAACTATAACTCTGTTGTATCTATCATTTTTTGTAGGTGTAGATAATGAATAACCACCAATAATATTATCTTCTGTTAATGTAATACTCGCACTTCCTGTTGTTTCAATAATTAAATTATATTTACCAGCATTATAAGGAAGATAACCTCTACAACCTTTTAAAAACTCTCTAACATTATCTATAATAGGTTTTGATGTATCTAATGCAGTATTACAATCAAAAATATTTATATCACTACCACCTGAATATGGTGTTACTTGTGTGACGCAAACTTGTGAAGCATCATAAAAAGATTGTAAATCTATTTCACTAACTGCTAATCCTTTTCCATATCTTGTATTAGTTAAATAATCTAATAAACACCATGCTGGATTAGTTTGATATGATGCAGATTGTTCTACTAAACTTGCATTATATGTTTTAACTTTTTTACCTTTTATTTTAGCTTGTATTTTTGGTATTCCTGTAAATGCGTCTTGATTCCATTTAAATCTTAATGCTAAATAACATAATCCAGATAATTTATGATTACTTCCCCAAGAATCTAAAGTAGATAATAATGATGATGCAGATTGATTATCTGTTCCAAAATGAGGCTCTAATCTTATTAAACTTTCTGCTGATGAATCATCTACTGTTGGGTCAGCTTTATAAAAATTTTCATCTGCACTATCAACTTCTACCTCTGTTCCATCTGTTAAACTTGATGCAAAATTAACAACTTTATCATCAACTCTTATTTCCTCTATTGAATTTATTTCTCCCTCTGACATAACTATAGCCATATAAAGATAAGTATTATCTGAGCCTGAAGTTTCCATAAATACTCTAGTTCCACCAACTAATCTTTCTCCATAAATGACAGGAATATTAGAGTCATTGGATTGTTTATTAATTAAAATACCTTTTTCAAAATCATCAAATTCATTTGTTGCAAAATCAGGAATTTCAGGAGTTTTTGGTCTTAATGCCCAACTTAAAAATAAAGATACACCCAAAGATACTAAAGGATTTGCACCTGTAACGACACTAACTACTTTACTAATAACAGAACTTACAAATCCACCCATTATATATCCTTAACTATCATTCTTTTAATTTGATTATTTTCTACTCTTAACCAAGTAAAATTATCTTTAATGCCTTTAAATTTGTTAGCCATATTAACACACCATTTAAAAATTTTTCTAACATTTGTAATAGCAATAAATTCTACAAATACTAAGTTAG